ATAAATATCAAGAGAATTTTAAAGGCAATACCTGGAACTGGCGGAATTTTAACAGCAATTGAGGCAAAGACTGGTTATGCTTGGCTGACAATTAGGAAAGCAATTGACAACAATCCTGACTTACTTGAGGCTTGGAATACTGAAAGAGAAAAAGTTTTGGATATGGCTGAGAGTGGTCTTATTCGATCAATTCAAAGTGGAGACGCGCAAGATCGAAAATGGTATTTGGCTATGCAAGGCAGGAAAAGAGGATATGGAGATAAAATAGATTTTGGTGATGAACCTTTAAAAATTAAAATTATTTACGACGAAAGAAACGAATCAGAAAATGCCGATTGATGCAGTTGACAGAAAAAAAATAGAAGAAGTTCATTTACCTAAACCTCATGCTAAGCAAGCTGAATATATAAATTGTACTGCAAAGAGAATTGTTCTCAAGGCAGGTCGGAGGGGCGGGAAAACCGTCAGTAGTGGTATTAAGGCTGTAGAAAATTTTATGAAAGGTCGCCGCCAATTATATGCAGCCCCTACACAAGAGCAAGTTGGCAGATTTTGGTATGTTGTGACGACAGCCTTGTATTGGCAGATAAGGGCAAAAATATTCAGAAAAAATGAATCTGAAAAATTTATTGAGCGAGTTGGCACTGAGCAAAGAATAAAAGCAAAAACTGCATGGAACGCCGATACATTAAGGGGCGATTATGCAGATGATTTATTTTTTGATGAATGGCAATTAATGAATGAAGACGCTTGGGGACTTGTTGGTGCACCTATGATGGCAGATAAAGATGGCAATGCCACTTTTATTTATACTCCGCCTTCATTACATTCAAGGTCGATATCGAAAGCGAATGATGCTCAACATGCGGCAAAATTATTTAATAAAGCAAAGAGATTACAAGAGAGTGGTGATCCAAGATGGGCAGCTTTTCATTTTACGTCGATGGATAACCCTTATATTTCACAAAAAGCATTAAGGGAATTATCTGGTGATATGTCTGCTTTGGCTTATAGAATGGAAATTATGGCTGAGGATATTGATGAAGCTCCTGGCGCATTATGGACCCGTAAAACAATTGATGATTATAGATTATATGAGGGCCCAAAAGAGTATGACAGAATAGTTGTGGCTATAGATCCATCGACGACTAAAAGAGGAGACGAATGTGGGATCGTTGTTTGCGGAAAAAAAGGTAAACAAGGATTTATATTAGCTGATAGAAGTATTCAAGGCAGTCCATTAGTTTGGGCAAAAGAAGCAATAAAAGCTTATAAAGAATTTGAGGCAGATAAGATGATCGCAGAGAGTAACCAGGGCGGCGAAATGGTTGAAATTACATTACATCAAGTAGATAAAAATATACCTGTTAAATTAATTCATGCAAGCAGAGGTAAACAAACGCGAGCCGAGCCTATTTCCGCATTATACGAAAAGGGTCGAGTTCATCATATAGGAAATTTTAATAAATTAGAAGATGAATTATGTTTGGCTGGAAAAAGCAAAATAACCACCCTTGGCGGAATGAAATGTATTAAAGATATAAAGGTTGGTGAAATAGTTCTGACAAGACGCGGATGGAAAGCTGTTTTATGGGCAGGTAAAACCGGTAGAGTAGAAAGCCTATTAAAGATAAAAACAGATAAAAGTTTTTTGCTTGTTACGCATAATCACCCCTTGTTTAAAAAGGGGTATGAATTTGTAAAAGCAGCGGATTTAAAAGTTAATGATATTTTGGAGACGAATATATGGCATACAAACCGCTTGAATTTCACAAGTATGGCAAGCCGATTATTTTTGAGGATATGCGCTGGTTTGTTACAAAAGATGGGTATTATAAAAACAGATATGGTAAATTACTCCATAGAAAAATATGGAAAAAGTATAATGGTAAAATTTCAAAGGATTTTGACATACATCATCGGGATGGTAATAAACTCAATTTTTCTATTGAGAATCTTGAATTGGCGACAAGGAAACATCACGTCTTATATCATTCGAGGCACGAATGGAGTACAGTTGAAAGAGCTAAATTGTCTGAATTTAGAAAAGAGGTATGGAAAGTTACTAAACCGCATCAAGTTGTTTGTAAAGAATATGGCAATGTTTTTGAGAGTAGAGCGACAAATGCAGAGTATTGCAATAGAAGGTGTTGCCGAAGACATTATACAAAAAATAACCACTGTTAACAAGAAAACAGACGTTTACAATTTAAAAGTTGAAGGTTGCCCTGAGTTCTATGCTAATGGCATTTTGGTTCATAATTGTTTGTGGCTTCCAGGTGATGATTCTCCGAACAGATTAGATGCGATGGTCCACGGCATAACTGAATTAATTGCCGGAGTTGGTCAGGGATTTGATTGGGCAGATTTTGTAGGAGATTGATTATGAAAAGAATATTTAAAAGCCTATCTTTTTTGTTTTTGTTTTATATTTTAATAGGTTGTAATTTAAATACAGAACATCTTTTATATGTTCCTACAACTCCAGAAGAAAGGATGCAAATAATAATATTAGAAGCACAGCTTTTGCATGTTGTTCCAAGCGTATTATCTGGATATGATCAAGATTGGGATGATGCTATTAGGACTGCACATGATGTTGCATGTAGAACAATTTGCGAACCAACTTTATGGGAGTATAACGGTTTTATATCCAGCTATACCGGCAAGTGGAGATATTTAAATACAGAAGGAATTAAAAAATAAAGGAATAAAATGTTATTGAGTAATTTGAGTATTGTTAAAGGTCGGGTTGTAACTAAGGATCAAAAAAGAGAAATAAGTTTTCAAGGGATGCAGATTGTTATTGAGAACGAAAAAGGATCAATTAGAGAATGGAAGCATAATGGCGAAAACGGATTAACTAAGATGTTTTATCCTTATGGCTTTATTAAGAGGACAATTGGAGATGACGGCGAAGAGGTTGATTGTTTTATAGGAGACGACAAGTTTGCTCCTTTTGCTTATATAATCAGACCAAGTGATTCAAAAGATTATAGTGCTAAAGAAGATAAGGCAATGTTGGGATTTAGTAGTCAGGATGCCGCCAGAGATGCTTTTTTGGCACATTATAATAATCAAAAGTTTTTAGGTGATATAGTGGAATTACCGATTCATTTGTTTAAAGAAAGTTTGGAATGGAAGGAATAAAATGAAAATTAAAGAATCAAGGATTATAAAAGATTACTTGAGAAGTAGAACAAAGGATGATTATATTACTAAAGGTAAAGATACCGATACAGGCGATGACAATAAAACACAATTATTTGATTTTGGTAAATTGAGGGTGAAAAGATAATTTTTCCTAATAGGAAAGTATTTGTAATGAGAAAAGAAACGGATGGGACATTAACAGATTTAGCATCCGATGATCCAGATTATCATAAAGGGATAGTTATGATGCTAAATAAAATTAATCAGGAATAAATAATGACACCGAGAATAAAATTTGAAGATTCAAAAAATGTTAAAGATAAACAGACTTTAGATTCTTATAGTAATTTCAATGCTAAATTGGGATTAGGTGCCGATAATTTAATGTCTAACAGTACCTATTCGTTAAATAATATGGTTAGTCGTAACCATACTTTTTTAGAAGCATCTTATAGAAGTAGTTGGTTAGTTGGAATTGGGGTCGATGCAATTGCAGAAGACATGACAAAAAATGGAGTTGAATTCTTTTCTGAAATGAGCCCTGATGATATTCAGGAATTGCAATCTTCTATAAGTAAATTTGCAATTTGGGAACAACTTTGTGATACAATCAAATGGGCAAGATTATATGGCGGAGCTATTGCAGTTATGCTTATTGATGGGGCAAAATACGATAAGCCTTTAAATATTGAATCGATAGGTAAAGATAAATTTCAGGGTTTACTTGTACTTGATAGATGGATGATACAACCATCTTTTGAAAGTTTAATAAAGGAAATGAGTAAGGATTTAGGCATGCCGGAATATTATTCTATTATTCCGGCAGCAACCGGGATACCACTTTTGAAAGTGCATCATTCAAGAGTACTGAGATTCGATGGAATTAAACTGCCTTATTATCAAAAGTTATCAGAAAATCTTTGGGGTCTATCTGTTGTTGAGCGTATGCTTGATCGATTAGTGGCTTATGATTCAGCTACAATGGGAGCAGCTCAATTACTTTATAAAGCATATTTGAGAGTTATCCAAGTAGAGGGTTTTAGAGAGGCATTAGCTATAGGAGGCAAAGAAGAAGCAGCCGTTCTAAAACAATTTAAATATATGCGGCAAATGCAATCAAATGAAGGAATTACCTTATTGGATTCTAAAGATACTTTTGCTGTTCATCAATATGCTTTTTCAGGTATATCTGATTTATTGATTCAATTTGGGGAGCAGATAGCTGGGGCGTGGGAAATGCCCCTTGTTAGATTATTTGGTCAGTCACCTACTGGATTATCCTCTACAGGTGCATCTGACATAAGAAATTATTATGACGGAATAAACAAAAAACAAGAAAATCAATTAAGACCAAAATTAAATGTATTGTTTGATATTATGTGTAGATCTGAATTGGGAAAAGAATTACCCAAAGATTTTGAGTTTAAATTTATCCCTCTTTGGCAAATGAATGATAAAGAAAAATCTGAAATAGCTGTTGCTGATGCCGCAACAGTAACAGGTGTTTATGGAGCTGGGATAATTAATAAGAAAATATCTCTCCAGGAATTAAAACAGCAATCAAGAAGTTCCGGTAGATTTACTAATATTACCGAGGAGAATATTAAGGCGGCTGAAGAAGAAGATAATGCACGACCGCCTGAAGGAGTTGAGCCTGTAGAAGAGGAGTTAAGTGACGAAGAACTTTTAGATATAGCTGAATCTACTGAGTTTGAAGAGACTACTGATGAATGGTCTGAAGAAGCTCGTAAAAAAGCTATCGAAACAAGAAAACGAAATGCTAATCTTGAAGAAAATAAAACAAATGCCGAAGTACCTAAGAAAAAATTATCTGACTTGAATGATAGTGAGAAAAAAAGATTGACTGATATTTTGCTTAAAAAAATTAAACAAGCAAAACAAAAATTAGAAAATAAAGAAGTTAAAGAAAATGTTCAAAAGAAATTGAATGAGATGATTGAGAATTTATCTTCTAAAGTTAAGCATCTTAATGTTAATGAAAAAATAGAAGAGATGCTGAAAGTTGATAGTATCGATGTAGATTCCGAGGAGATGAAAACTGTTGAAATGAAAAAGAATGATATTGGAAATAAAGTTTCATTTAAGGATAAAATGGTCAAAATAAAAAATATTTTACTGGATTCTGATTTTAAAGAAAGTGAGCATCCAAGAGAAAAGGGAGGGAGTGAAGCCGGTCAATTTGCAGCTAAAGGTAGTGGTGGTGAATCATCTTTTAAAAGTAAAGAAAAAGAAGAAAGTAAAAAAAAGAGTAAAGAAAAAAAAATATTGACCAGGGAAGATATTGAAATAAAAATTAAGAATGCTGAAAGTTTAGAAGGCGAGGATTTACGAGGACTGGATTTAAAAGGCTTAAATTTTTCAAGAATGAATTTATCTGGCACAAATTTATCTTATACAGATTTATCTAATACAAATTTATCTAATACAAATTTATCTAATGTAAATTTTTCAAGTACAAATTTATCTTTTGCAGATTTATCTAATGCAAATTTATCTGACACAGATTTATCTAATGCAAATTTAAATTATGTAAATTTAGATGGCGTAATTTATAATAATAAAAAATTGTCAAAAGAATTTTTATCTATACTTAGAACTGTTTCTGAGTTAGAGCATAAAATTTTTCTTTCCAATAAGGTAAAAAATAAAAAGTTTGTAGAAAAGGTATTGTCAGACAAATTAAAGATAAGTGAGGAAAAAGGCGAGATTGAGCAAAAAATATCCCAATGGGCAAAAACTTCTGGTGACAACGACAAGATTTCTATTGGCTATCAATTAATAGCACGGAATTTATTCGATTTAAAAGAAGCTGTTATAGACCATTGGAAGCAATCACTCCAGAACAAAGCTCTTCCAATCAGCAAGGATAAAAATAATATCGCCTTTATAAAAGCACAATATAATGAAACTCAAGAATGGTTTAAAAAAGAAGGTTATAAACCAACAGACGAAATTCTTTTATTTAGAGGAGTAAAAGGGGAAAGAGGTGGAACTAAATCCCAAGCTACTTTACAACCGTTATCTTCTTTTTCAACTTCTTATAAGGTTGCTACCAGATTCGGTAGTCATATTTTAGTTTCAAAAGTACTTGTGTCTCAGATATTTAGCCATCCATTATCTGGTTTTGGATGTACAGAGGAACATGAAATGGTTGTTTTAGGAGGTAAAGTTGATATTACCGAAATAAATAATATACTTGATGCTTCTAAATTGTATGATAAAGAGACAAGCCAAGATTCTATTTCTGACAATTTTGATATAGAAAATCTTGATGTCGACCTTGAGAATGCTGACTGGACAAAAACAACTTGGGATTTGCCTGAATTTGGAAGTGACAAATTTAATGTTTGGTTAGAAAAATCAGGGACTACTCTTGAACATTTTAAGACGCTTCCTGTTTATAAAAATAAAGATAAAGGTACTGTTAAATCAAAAAATATAGAAAATAATAAGGATGAATCCTATACTGGCAATATGGGCATAATGGAATTATTTGATTTTTATAAAAAAGCTAATCCAGAGCAAACAGCTATAATGGAGAAAATTATTAAAGCCTCAGATTGGTTTGCATTTAAGCAATTAATAAAAAAGGTACTTGGGATAGCCTTGAAAGATACGGCTGATTCTGATTTATCTTTAGAAGCTTTTAAAAATGCAATTAAAAAAGATATAGAAGAGGGAAGTATGAAACCGGCTTCGGCTTCCCATTATTTACAAGCCTTGATGCGCCAAGGATATTCAAAACAAGATGCAATTAAAATGTATTCTTTATATAGAGGTAAAATAATAGATAGGATTCCTGAATCAAAAATCATAAATGATTACTTAAATAGTAAAGATTCAGAGAAAATATTTATAAGAAAATAGGCAAAAAGAAAAAATGATAACAGATACTAAAAAACCATTTTTTTCTATTCGCAAAGCAAAAGCTGTAGAGCAACGCTATGAATCCGATTTAATTAAAATAAGTCAAGAGATTGGAAATATCGTAAAAACGAATTTTGACCCCGACAATATAAATACGACTAAACATATTATAAATAAATTAAAAGAGTATTCAGATAAAGTTAAAACCTGGGCCAAAAAAGCATCAAACAAAATGATTATACCTTTAAATAATCAAGCGGAAGAAGAATGGAAAGAACACTCCAAAAAAATGAGTTTTTTAATGAAACAAGAATTAAAGAAAACGGATGTAGGTAAACTATTGAAAGAGTATATGGATGACAATGTTAAATTAATAACCTCATTGCCTTTAGATGCAGCTAAAAGAATACATAAAATTGTTCAGGCTAATTTATATGAAGGCAAATATAGAGCTAAAACGATTGCTCGTGAAATTTTGAAAACCGAGGCAGTTTCAAAATCATTAGCAATGACTATAGCCCGTACAGAAGTATCGAGAGTTGCAACGGGATTAGTAAAAATAAGATCAGAAGCAGTTGATATAAATTGGTTTGTTTGGCATAGTACGCATGATATTAGTGTTAGAAAATCTCATAAATTAATGGATAAAGTATTATGTGAATGGAAAAATCCACCTTCGCCGGAAGAGCTTGCAGGCGAAAAAAAATCTTATGGTAAATACCTTCCGGGAAGTATATTTAATTGCCGATGTCGCGCAGCGCCTCTTATTAGGGTTGATGATGTTACATGGCCTGCAAAAGTTCATATAGATGGTAAAATTAGACTTATGCAAAGGGATAAGTTTATTAAAATAAAAGAAGGAGAATATAAAAAGGCAGCATAAAAGATTTGTTTTTACAAGAGGAGCTTGCGGGTGAAAAGAGATCTTATGGTAAAATACCAATCAAGAACTACATTAAATTATCGCCATATTTGCAGGCTCCTCTCGTAAAGACGAATATTTTAAAAAGTTTAGGAGCAGTATGGATGATCAACTTGAAATTAATAGAGAGTATTTAAATCATGTATTACGAAATAGTACAGTTAAGATCGAGGGTTGTTTAAAAGAAATAGAAACGATATTGACTTTTATGAAAACATCGATAAAAGAATTTAATGAAAGTTTAAAAGAAGACGGGGGAAAATGAGAAGATTGCCACAATTATAATAATTCTTTTTGTGCTATCTATTTTTTGAACATTTAAATGAATAATTTCAGTTAATAAAAACATACTGAAGGAGATTGAAAATGTTACTTAGTGAACTGTATAAAGTAGAAGGCGGTCGGATCGTTAAAAGAACTTATGATTCTAAAACAAGCGATGAAGATTATAAAGGGTATAAGATTAATAAAATATCTGAAGGGTATGAAGTGATAAGTCCAAAAAGAGGATTTAAGACTGTTTATAAAAACGCACTTAAGGAACAGGGGTCTATTACAATTGAAGAGGTGAAACGAGGAATAGATGAAAGGATTTCTAAAGGGTTTGATTCCAATGATACTTTATCCAACGAACAGCTTAAATCCAAGATCGAGAGTTTAGAAAAAGATCTTTACAATGCTCGTGTTAGAAAAGATGTGGATGAAGAAAGAAAGATTGTTAAACAGATTACTGAACTTAAGAATTCTAATGATAGTAAAGATGCAGATATAAGTGTAGAGTTAGATAAAATTGGGAAGGCTTTGAAGAAAGCAGAAATTGATTACATAGATAAACCTGGGAAATTAGCTCAAGTAAAAAGAGAATTGAAAGCAAAGGTTGATAAATTAAGAGAATCCCAAGATTCTAAAGATGACTGGTCTCCCGAAGCAAGAGAAAAAGCTATTGAAGCAAGACGGGGAAATGCTAAAGGCAAAGAAGAAAATGAGAAAACATCTAAAGAGCTTAGTAGCGGGTTGAAGTCTTGGGTCGAAGCTTATAAGGCCGCGAGGCATCGTGGTGATGTTTCTGAAGTTAAAAAAATATATGCTAACATAGAAAGCAAAATAAAGGAACATGGTTTAAATCGTAAGGAAGTTTATGGTGAAGATTCAGATGACCCTAAAAATAAAACTAAAGATTCTCTTGTAGCAGACCTTCAGGTCAAGGCTTCCAAGGCTCGGTCTATGGGCTATGCTTCTGATGGCTATGATGCAGAGATTGAGAAGTTGCAGGAGGATTCTGAAAAAATCGCTATAGTACGAAAGACCGACAACGGATGGGAAGGCGAAATAAGAGATGAATATGGCGATGTTGAATCCGCCACTACGGGAAACTCAAAAGAATATGTTTTGAGATGGGCAAAAGAGCATGGAGCTTCTGTAAAATTTAAAGACTCCAAAGACGAAATGAGCAAAGAAGAGTGGACGAAACTTCTTAAGGAACTTGAAAACAAAAGGGATGAAGCAAAGAGAAAAGGCGATACTAAAGAAGCCGAAAAGATAGATAAAGAAATTAATGAAAAATTCAATAAAGCAGCCTTTCCTAAAGATTCTAAAAACGACAAAGACGAATATGTAGGGGAAGTTATTGAAGGGTCTAATAAAATGCAGAGATATAATGAATTGAAAGCTAAAGGTTATATTGTATTATCTGAAACAGAAAACAAAATTTGGATGGCTCTTCCTAAAAAAATTAAAGATTCCAAAGATGCTATGATAGCCGTAAGATGTACTTATGAAAATGGACAAATTATAGAAACGAATATAAATGGACCTATTGAACAAACTAAAAATTATTTTGAAGGAAAATATTTTAATCTTGGGCATAATGACCAAGACAAAATGGTTAAATGTGTTAAAGTAGAACAGATCAATGATTTCAAAGACGACAAAGACCTTCTTACCCAAGACCCCCTTACCGAAAAGGGTAAAGAGATTATGGGTGCGATGAAAGAGCAATATGGTGAAAAGGGCGAAAGTGTGTTTTATGCTTCCAAGAATAAAGGCACAATAGAGGGAGTGGATGCTAAAGATGCAGAAATAAGAGAAGGCGACAGATTTATGACTCCTATGGGTAATGGAGAAGTTGTGGCTATTCATAAACAATTAAATCCTATAATGTACGTTTTGAGAATTATTAGTGGGAATAGTTTTGGGTCAAGGCATGCTTATGAAGAAAAATACCTTAGAAAATATGTTAATTTTCAAGCTCAAGATTCCCTTATAGCAGACCTTCAAACTAAAGCAATTAAAGCTCGATCTATGGGTTATGATTCTGAGCCTTATGAAAAAGAAATAGAGAAGCTGGAAAAAGATTCAGAAAATCTTTCATTGCAGGGTCTTTTTAAATGGCTGAAAAAAGATTGGGCTACGCCTGGAGAAATAAAACGATATGTCGATATTAATGGCGGAAGTCCTGACAATGCAATTAAGCTTATAAAGGAATACGGATTTAGAGAAGAAGTAAATTATTAAAATTTTATGAGGAGTTGTTTACATAGAAATATAAAAAGATAAATTTAGGGTTTTCCAATAGACCGGCCAGTCTTTAGGGAACGATAAAAAGAAAGATTAAGGAATGCAGGTAAGTGCTTACCCACTAAACTTGCATTCCTTTTTCTTTGCCCTAAATATAAAGGTATAAAAAATGATTAGCGACGAGAAGAAACAATTTTATACAACCGAACAACTTTCGGAGCATATAGCAGAAACTCCCGAAGGATTTCTTGTTTGTTATGATGTGCCT